GAACTTGGCCTTGGGCAGATACTTGCACCACATAGCCATGGACCCTCCGTGCCACACGCCTATCTCCACGAAGTTGATGGAGTCGGCTCGCATTTCAGCCAAGTACTTAGCATAGGTGCTTGTGTAGTTGTGGCCGTTGGCTTTGTCGGTTCCTCCGTCATAGTCGGCACCATTGAGGTCTAACTCGTCGAGGATGGCAATCAGTTCTTTGTCTTTCATGGTTAAAATGTGATTACAAATCTTTCGGGACCCGGCCATCCATGGTTGGTATCGTGAACCTTGGTGTCGGGCTTCTTACCAATCCAATGTTCGGCTTGCCAGCGGTGTTCTCGTACAGGCTCACCCAGTTCCTTGATGTGGCTCGACTTGGCCCACCAATAGGTTCCACCAAAGTAGGGGTAGCCTTCGGGGTTGTTGTGGTCCGCCATGTGAGGGAACTGCTCTTTGGTAATCCAATGACATCCCACCGCATCCACGCCTTCCAGCAGTTGCAGGCAGCGTTCCCAAGCCACGACGTTGAAGAAGGTCATGCTGCGATTCCAAAGTTGGTTGATGAGGGACGGGTCGCTTGCCCCCTTCGTGTGGGCGTACAGGTACACGGCTTCTTCTTCCTGCGAGGCCCGGTACATTTCGGTAAGGGTTGCCTGCTCCCAAGCGTTGGTCCGGGTAACCACGACCTTGACTTTATCGGCCACCATCGAGTTCTCCAGCACCTCCTTGACCGCTTTGCGTTGTTCGGGTGGACCGACGATGCCGACCCTTATCTCATCCAAGACATTGATGAGGCCGTAGTTGCAGACCGCCATCATGTGTTGGTTGAGAATTAACTGCCAATTCCCTCCGCAGTAAACGTGGTAGTAGTGGATGACTTTCATAAGGTCCAAAGGAGGGTTAGAAGGGTGAGGATAAAGAAAACGGCTGCAAGCGTCTTGCCGATTTCAATTAGCAGGTCAATGATGCGTTCCGTGTTCATATTGCGATACCAAGTAACCCACAAAGGAAAAGAGCCACCTTGTAGCCAATAATGCAGGCAATAGCCGTAATGACAGTCGCACTGGTTAGCACAAGTGTAAGCATAAAGAGGAACTCCACGATTCGAGGAATATCGCCTAAATTTACGAGGATTGTGTCTTTGATGTGCTTTAGGTTCATGGTTTAGAGGTTTAGTACTGCAAAGTTAAACCACAACATACTTCCCTGAGTTACTGACCCGTAACTTGTTGAGTGCCACATACCGCATCGCATCGCAGGCGTGGTTGAACGAGTCAATTGGAACCCCCGTGTTCTTGCCCTCTTTGTCGGTTGCCCAAGTGTAGGACCGCAGTTCCTTGATGAGGTTGGTCGAGTCCTTGGTAACCTGCAATTTAAAGCGTTTCAGGATGTCTATCCCGTTCCTGACCGAATCGGGGCCTTTCTCCGCTGGCTTGATGTTAAAGCCTAACCGATAGATTTCCTCGATGCTCTTGGGTTCTGCTGAATCCGCCACGATCTCCCAAGCCCTTGTGATGCCCAGCGACCGCAACTTGTCTGCGATGTCTTGGTTGGTCAGGCCCGTGGAGTACAGTAGTTCCTGAATCAGCAGGCAGTCCCCTTGGCGGTAGATTGCTACGAGTGCAGTTGGGTCGTTGCTGAAGCCCCAGTCAAGCCCAAGGGCGACGAATTTCGCACGGCTGACATCTATACCCTCCACAACCTCGAAGTCCTCGTATATCGCACCCTGAAGCGTCCCGACCTGACCGAGGCCGTACACCTTCCACCAGTTCGCCCAATAGGCTGACGTTTCGGCTTTGGTCTTGGCCTTCTCAATCTCTCGGATGATGGCAGGGTCAAGGGCTTGGTTGTCCTTGTAGGTAACGAGCAGGAACTCGGCATCGGGGTCATTCATCAATTCGGTATGCGCCCAAAACTCTCGGACTGGATTGTAGTCGATATAGATGGCGGTCCTTGTCCTGATAGCCAGTTGGTGATAGGCTTCCCATGTGATGTTGTTGGCCTCGTTCATAAATAGCACGTCCCTCCTTGCCCCTCGCATCTTGTCGCTTTGGTCAGCGGAAAAGAACTCGATGTAGGAGCCATGCGGGAAGTCGTATCGGAGCAAGGTTCGGTTGTAAAGTTCCTCTTGGTAAAGCCCTGTCATGTTGAGCATCTTGAGGAAGTCCTTGAGCGCACCCCTGCGAAGGTGGGGGATGGATTCGGAAACTACGGATATCTCAAGCGGACCGCATTCGGGGTTGGCTGCATAGGAGTAGAGCAGGGACAGGATGGCAAAGGTCTTGCCTGCCGATGAACCGCCTTGGACTATTCGGACTCTCTTGCGGAATCCATCAATCTTGATTGCCGTTGTGGTTGGTGTCAACTTGTAGTTTTACGCCCTGCCAAATTGGTTGAGGCGATATGGTTGCAGCGACCTCCTGCTTGGGTTGACCGTATACCCGTGAGAGCAGCGTTTCCATCGAGTAGAGCGTTCCCTTCTCAATGGACTTGCGGATGGCCGAGGCGATTGTCTTTTCGAGGACCGTTGCCGTTGGGTTGTCCCAAACCGCCTTGACTTCCTCCAAGGTCATAGCCATCATGTTTTGGATGGTGTCGTTGATTTCGGACCGCTTGTAACCTTGGTCAACCAAGGTGCTGACGTACTTGCGTGGACGACCATTGGGGTTCATCGTTTCCCCTTTATCCGGCCTTGTGAGCGTTCCACCGTTCCTTGCTGGTACTTGCGTTGCCACGATGTAGTCACGATGTTTTGAGCGCAGGGGTCGGATTTGAACCGCCTTCCTTTTGGCTGGATGCCAACTGTTCAACCTGATGAACTTCCTGCGCCTGTTTTCTTTCTTGCAAAGATACTCGCTGCCCCTTATACATTCCAGCACCCATCTCGTCTATTTTGCTAAATGGCAAGATAGGGACGGTTATTTTGCAGGTTTTGTCAATTAAGTAAATATATCTATTTTGAAACCCATTGATTGCTTTGCTTCCCGTAAAATCGTATTTACTGTCGCCTCTTTTGGCTACTACTTCGCCACTTGCAAGCCTGTAAATTGTGGAATTTTTATTTACTTGAGTCAATGAGAAACCGCTTGCTCGATATATTGTACCGTCCCCGCATTGCGTTGCATCAGAGTATGAAAGTAACCACTTAATTTGAGGTGAATGCTTTTTGATAAGTTTTACACTTATGGATATACACCTGCTCTCGGAGTACTTTGGCAAATAATCATCAAAGGCCATTCTATTAAGTTCAAGCATTTCGTTCCATTTTGAGTTTAATGTAACGTTATTGCTTTTCACTAATTTTAAAACATTTCTTTTATCCATTGGTGGGCCATAACTCATCACTCCATGAAGGCGCATGTCTAAAAAACACCCAAAGTGCAGGCTTGACATATTTACCACTTTCCCGCTATAATGATGCTTCTTTACAAACTCATTAGCAATTTTTGCAGGTATGACTTTGACTACTATTTCCTTTGCTCGGCCCATTGCATAACTATTAAGTACAAAGCGTTCCCGTTGCTGTTTTCGTTGCCCATCGTTTCGGCATACTTATATTCCTCGGTTTGCTTTATCTCGGCTATTGCGTTTTTTATTTGCTCTGCCTGTTCATCCGCAAGTGTGAAGGTCATTTGCTGAAACGGAGCCTTATCTCCATTAGGCAAAGTAAAGTCCTCCCCAAGGCCATTTGCGTCTAAGTCAAAGCCCGGCAGGTCAAGACCCCACTCTTGCAGTTCCTCGGTGTCCCATTCGTTGGCAAGCATATCCCAATCCCACTCCCCTCCGCTTACGTTGTCCTTGATGATAAACTGCCTTTGCTTGTCCTCGTCCCAATCCACGACTTGAATCGGCACGTCCTTCCATCCAGCCTCACGCATGGCCTTGAGCCTCATGTTGCCTCCAAGCACAACCATATCGGTATTAACCACAACAGGACGAACCTCGGCCATTTCGGGTAGGTCTTTTATGGACTGCACGAGTTTCTTGAACTTGTCGTCCTTGATGACCCTTGGGTTGTTCGGGTTGTTCTTGATTGTGCCTATGGGTACTCGCTGCATCAGTATTCGATTTTGTCTATTAGGTCGCTAATCTTGTTTACGATTTTCATTTTCACTTCGTACTGGTTCGGGGCATTGGAATCGTCCACCGCTCCGATGCAGTCGCAGAGGGTCGTGATGACCATCATCAGCGAATCCATCCGAGCCTGCACTTGTGCCTCGTCATCGTCTTTAGCCTTCGAGTTCGCCAAGTTCCCGAAGTTTGTTCCTGCTCCATGATAAAGCCGACTTGCCACCCCAAAGGAGATATGAGATGTAACCGCAGTCCGAGGTGTCGTCAGCGTTGTCGTAGTAGGTTTCGGCCCTTGACAGGTAGGAGTGCATCCGCTTAATGGTTTCAACCGAGATGGCTTCCCCGTTGGCAAGTTGCTGCGCCCTGACCTTGCCTGTTTGCGTCGCACACTTGTTGCCGTTCCGCTCGTTCAACTCAATCCCTCGCTTAGCATTCGACCGAATCTCTTGGCCGTAGTCGGAGTATGCCTCGAACTGCTGCCTTTTGTGATTCTCCCACGTTGAGCCACAAACCGCAAGCCGTTGAGCCGTATCGGGGAATTCCGCATTGGTTTGGTTATTGCTCATGCAACGACCGATGAAGCCTTCTTTGCTTTCGTTATTGTTCGGGATTGGCAGGGGCATTGCTTAGTGGGATTGTAACGGTGTTTTGGTTAACTTCGGCAAACAAGTCCGCTTGAAGGTAAATGTATTGAAGGGCTGATTTTACGCAGTCAGCGCACCACCAATTCGTAGGCGGTCGTCCATGAGCCGTGAGGATGGCTTGCAGTTCACCAACCGCATCGGGTGGCAGTCGCATGGTCAGCGATGCCACATATTGGTCCCAGTACTTGCGATGCTTTTGGGCCACGATGAACTGGTCGTTGGTCATTTGAAGGTCCATTCCCGGATGATTATTGCGGTGGCAGATGAGGCAAGGCCGAGGATAGGGGCCAAGTACCATTGGCAGGTCGGCAGGGTCAGCAAGACCCCAAGCCAAAACCCGAAGCAGGTCATGCACGAAAACGGTTTCCGCTTCGCAAAGGGCAAAGCGTAGAACCATCCCGGCAGGACCCGGAACTCCACGACCGCAAGGGTCGCCAAGGCACTAATCAGGATTGGAAAAACCAGTATATCCATTGGACTCGATTGCGGTTTTGATTTTGGCCTTGGCCTGTTCGATGGAGTAAATGATGGACCTGTACGGGATGCCCGTTTCTCGGCTCATAGCCTTCATGTTGCCTGTCTGCATGAGCAGGTTGAGCAGTTCTTTGTCGTATGGGAACGCTCCGTCCTTGGCCCAAGAGTCCATCTCTTGCTGGGCAATAGCCCAAAGGTCGTCGAGCAGGGAGTCGTAGTCTTTGCTTAGTTCTTGAGTTTCGGGATCCACTTCGACCCTCTCGTCGTGATGGCGGTACTTCTTGGCGAACTGGTTGTTGTTGCCCCGGTACAGGTTCATTATCAAACGAACGATGTAGAATCGCAGGTAGCCTTGGACCTGCATCTTGGTAATCTTGTCGGGGTCTTTTTCGAGCAGAATCAGGACGACCTCTTGTTCGAGGTCCTTCCAAAGCGGATTGCCCCCCGTAATGGTGAGGCAAGCCTTGCGGATTTCTCCGCTTCGATACAGGTCAAGGACGATGCTCTCTGCGTTCACTCACGCAAAGATGGAGGGGGTTGTTGTTAATGTTGCAAAAAATCCCGTGTCCTGTTTAAAACCTGTGTACGAAGGAATTTAATGTCCGGTCTTGCTCTCATGTTTATCGCAAGGATTTCGAGGTTATGCATGACCGTTGCGTGATTCCTCTTGATGATTCGCCCGATTTGGCAGTAGGTGTAGAGGTATTCCGAGTAGGCGATGTCGGCAAAGATGCTTCGAGCCAGCACCAGTTCTTGGGTCTTGACTTCGCTCAAGATGTCGTCCGGGCTGACTCCGACAACCTCTGCGGTGTATCCGAGGATGGTTCGTGAGATTAGGTCCATGTTAGAACGGGTTTGGGGGTAGAGGCATCCAATGGCTCACTTCGATTAGGAACCACGTTTGATGCTCGTAGTACCAACGGCCATCTCCAAGCCATGCGTAGGCTTGATTCATGTCGGTCGTGAAAATCAGGACTGGCTCGTAAGGTGTCGGCATACGGTCCAAGCATTTAATCCATTCCATGGTCAGGCGTTTTTGGCTTGGAGGATGCGACCGAGCAGGGTCCAGTTGACGGACCAAGCCTTGATGGTTTCGGATTTGTCGGGTCGGTTGCAGTTGACGCA